TAATATCTTTAACTATGTTACGTAATGCATCATGTAGCTCGGCATCAGAAAGATGGGAAATATCTAGATTATCTCTTATATGCTTCTCTTTGAGCAGACCTAAGTCACCGCCATTTTTGTTTGGCTTAAGCCCTGATGAGCCATAGTCTTCCATAGATACTTTAACTCTTAAGCCTTGTTTCTCTAGTTTCTTTCTAATGCTAGGTAAAATACTTTTATTCAGACTTTCATAGAACTTAGTAACACCTGTGCTACCATATAACTCGTTGTCTCTTTCAATAGGAATAGCTACTCTTTTAGTACCATTTTCCCATGCTTCATTAAGGGCATCAACTATCATTAACTGTTGAAACTTTTCAGGCTTCATGGGGAAGTCTGCTATCTCTCGTTTACTGCCTTCTCTATATAACCTAGAATTCTTAAGTTCCTCTTCTAATTTATTTACTTGCTCAGCGGTTAAATTTTCTACATTACTACCAAATCTAGCTTCTTCTATTCTATCTCTTAGCTTATAGTAAGACTCTTTTTCAGCTTTTACATTACTTTCAAAAGTACCAGCACCTTGTCTCTCAGCTTGCATCCAATCTGATTGAAGCTCATTAAGCACTGTAGTAGGTTTACCATTTATTTCATCTTGGTGAACTCTATTCCACCCCAATATAGACTTTTGTGCGCTGTTTTCAGGGTTACCAGTCTCAGGATTTGTATAAGCTTGAGTACTAAAGTGGCTAGTATTAGTATCAAGCTCTCTAGGATAAGAGGTAAATAATTTAGCTCTATAAGTGTCATTTCCTTCTCCCTTTTTACCTAATGTAATATTATCATACTCATGTGTTAACTCGGCATCAAATTTTTGTTTTCCGCTCATACTTTTCCACTCTGAAGCATTTAACGCTCTATTATCATTTTCAAAACCTTCGAACATTTTACTGGCTTTAATTTCATTAGGTGAAACACCTTGCTTAAGTAAGTATCCTTTTAGCTGATTAGAGCTAAACTTTTGATTAGGTGATAAACTATCTAGAACATCATCGAGTTTATAAGTAAACTCGATGCCTCTAAATTCATTTACTGCTACATCAATAGCTTCTTTCATTAATTTATTACAACTATTGGCCATTACATTTCTCCATAATTTCTTTAAATTTAATAGAAACTAATTTCTCAGCCTCTTCTTTTGGTAGTTTTAATCCAAAGTCTTTTTCAATTCTCTTAATCAATATACCAGCCTCAGCTCTAATACTATTAGCAACTACTTTAGCATTATTCTCAATGTCATCTTTAGCCAGTTTATTAGCTACTCTTTGCATAATACCTTGGTATCTTCTATCATTAACATACTCAGTAGCCTTAGCAACTATATCATCATTTTTAGCGTTTTTAGTATTAGCCCATATAAACTCAGTAATTAAGTCATCAGCTCTTTCCGATAGAGTAACTTCGCTAGGATTAGTACCTACTCTACCTCTTTGAGTACCATATAGCACTTGATTAGTATTAGGTAATACTTGACCTTGAGGGTTTTGTAACTCAGCTAATTTGGCAGGGTCTGATTTCCAAACTAATCTAGGTGGAGCATCTTTACCATACATCTGTCTAAGCGCCATTTGTCTTTCAAAATACATATTTCTAAGATTTAGTAGTTCTTCTTCAAAGTTTAACTTATCTCTGAATTCTCTTCTCTCTTTAGGCTTAGCGCCCATAATATCTTTAAGAGCCTTAGCATCTACTGGGTTTTCTAATAGTTTACCAGTATTCTTTACTAACGCTAATGTATTTGCTTGCTCTCCTGGAACTAACATTTTAGCATAGTTAAATACATTTGAGGCAACTTCATATTTTAATCTTACTACTGGGTCAGTAGTTAAGTAACTTTGAAAAGATGGTATTTCTATTCTGCCAGAAACTCTAGCTAAGTTAACATCATTCTTAAATACTTCAGCCATTCTATTAATAGTTCTTACTACTTGCTTAGCCCCAGGGCTAGACCAACTAACTTTCTTAAGCTCATTGCTTAACTGTGGAAAATTAACTGCTCTATTAGTTCCAATAGTCCCAGCCGTGTATTTCTCAGTAAGATTATTTAATACACTACCTTCAACTCTATTTTGAACATTCTTAGGTAACTTTTCCATTACATTATAAAATGTATCATCTCCTGCAGCTATGTATTTAGTAAATGTTTTTATTACTGTTTCTTCACTTATACCAGGTCTAGTTAAAGCTTTATAAAGCACATTACTTTCTAAATCTTTCATACTAGCATATTCAGATTTAGCTTTATTCCAGTTGGCCATCCAACCATCTGAATTAGGTATATGAGTCTTAGCTGCATTATCTATCTCAGTATCAATAGTTTTAATAACTGAGTCTAATGCTTGCTTATCACTAAATTTCATTCTACTAGTATTAAACTTAATGTCATTTACCGCTTGTCTTAAGTCTATTAAATCAGTAAAACCTCTACCTTCTGAAGCTTGCTCAATTCTAGTTAAAGTATCTATAAATCTTTGCTTAATAGCAGGGTTTTCTATTCTAGTACCTATATCATCAACTATAGGCATAATACCTAATTTATCAAAGTCGAAACTATAGTCTTTAGTAAACTCAGCCGGAGCTTCTTTAACTACTTTATAATAATCTTTAACCTCTCTTGTATAGGCATCTAAGTTTTGTCTAACTATAGGTAAAGTATTATCAGCTGCTAATTCTCTAGTAGTTTTAAGAACGTCTTCTGCTCTTTTAAATACTTGATTACCTACCACGGCCGGAGTGCTAGGATTAAATACACCAGCTGCTGATATAACAGCTTCTCCTCCAGGTCTAGTTAAAGCTACTGCTATTATTCCCTTATCTATTTGATTAGATACTGGTAGTGGGCCTTGTAGGGCTTCTATATTTCTAATAGCTTCGTCTATCTGTGTCTGGTCAACATTAAAGTTTTTCTTAAGCTCCTGCGCTGCCCCTTCTCTATTTCCACCTAGAACAAAGTCATAAAAATTTTTTAAGCCTTTAACGGCTTCTACAGTAAGCTTAGCACCTACCATACCTACTGGCTCAAGGATAGCTGCTGCAACTCCTTCATCAACCATCTTAGAGTGAATTTGTGCAGCATCTAACTTATTAACTAAATCTATATTATTAATCAAAGCATCGAACCCAGCACCTAAATATGCCCCGGCTGCTGCACCTGCCGTAGCTCCAGCAACCTTAGCTAATGTCTTACCAGGAGTTAAAGAGTAACCAGCTCTAGCTCCAGCAATACTTGCACCTATAGTATATTGGTTTTTAACTATATCAGTTAATACTTCTCTAGCTATAGAGCTATCTGTTAATTCTACTTTACTTCCATCAGGCATAGCTATGAAGATTTGTCCATCAGCTACTTCAGCTTGAACTCCTCTATCTTGTAACTCCTTAACTAAATGTCCTTTAATAGTATTAGAAGTTAACTCGCTTTCTGCCCTCATCTCTTCACTCATTAGGCCACCAACATTATTAACTAAATGTGCCCATCTATTATGAGCATAGTTAATATCAGCTTTAGCATCTTGTCCCATTTGCTTTATGTCATATTCTTCAGGATTACGTCTTTCAACTACATCCTTAAGTAAATTAGTAGCTGTATCTAGCACTAAGTTAGGTGTTAAGTTTTCCGAAATACCCTTACTTATAGCTTGCATAGTAGTTAAAGGTTCAGTAGATAGCTGAGTAGGCTCAGGTATAACTGGAGGCTCTACAGTACGTTGGGCATTTAAGTCCATAATAGGCTCTTCTTTAGGTTTAGCAGATGCAAAAGGCCCAGGCTCTAATGTCGAACCTAATGGTTGATTACTTTGCCAAGTTTCTACTAAGTTTAAAGGTTCAGCAACTTCAGTCTCTAGTTCCATATCCCACGGCATTGCTGAAGAACTACTTTTAGTAGTTTCTTCAGGTGCCAAATTCATTTCCCAAGGGTTCATTACGCTCTCCCATTTGATTGATTAATTGCTTGCGATTGAGTCATTTGACCACCTATCTCACCCTGCATCATTTGCTGCTGAGCCATCTGATTTCCACCTAATTTCTGAGCTGCAGCACTTAAGATATTACTTAGCTCTGGACTGTATTTAGTTTTAGTATTTCTTAAAGCTAGACTAGCTGCTGTAAAGTATCCTACTGGGTCTACTTGACTTAACATATTACCAACCGGGCCATTAATAAATTGGTCAAGAACTATTTGCGTTTTCTCATCCTCATCATTATAAGCTATAGAAGCTACTTCTATATCAGCCTTAGTAAATGCAATCTCAGTTGCTCTGGTTGGTATAGGTGCCATTACTAAGTTACCATTATCATCTACCATAGGTTCATTACTAGCAGGGTCTTTAACTTCCATAAATACTGGTCTCATTTGCGGTTGACCAGTTTGAGGGTCTACTTGACCAGTCGGTATTAAAGCTGGTTGATTAATTTCAATCCACTTATTACCTTCGTATTCATCAGCTACTCTAATTACTTGATGAGCTGTGTAGTATTGCTTAATTAGGTTAACTATATCCCATCCTAGTAATCTATAGAATTGCTCAATTTTACTTGTTAAGTATCTTAACGCAACTACTGAAGCATTTTGCTGTAGTTTAACTTTAGCGCCTGAGTCTGAAGCATATGCCATACCTAAGAATGAGTCATTGATAGATAATATTCTTTGTACTCTATCTAATGCTTTATCTATAACTGTATATTGGTCTAATACTTCTCTAGTTAGATTTTCAATCTTAATTCCCATTAAATCTTTAACTGGAATAACTGCATTTACTCTATTAAATTGGTCTGTAAAGTTAGCCAGATTTTCAACTGCTCCATCTTGTACAAAAGCTTTTTGAGTATTAACCATAAGCTGTATCTTAATTAATGCTTGATTAATAGCATCTTGTGTTGCTACAATCTCTCTAAAAATACCATAGTACTCAGCTTTATGGCTTGGATGAACTTTATGAATTCTATAAGGGAATTTAACTTCTTTATATGTAATCTCTTTTTTACTAAGTATCTCTTCACCACACCAGTAAACTGCCCATGTTTTACCACTATCATCTTCTATAATTGTATGAACTATTAAGTAATTATCAAATACTTTATAGCTTCCGTGGAACTCGTTACCAAACTGATAACTAAATTCTGCTTCTGGTATAGATAAGTGATTATAATAAGCATCTAGCCTTTCTACCTTAGCTTTACCGAATTGCTTAATTACTGCTTCTTTACTTACCCATTTGTATCTATGAATATATCTTGCATCAGAATAGTCTTCTAGTGTACTCATCGGGTCTAATATAATCTCTAAACTAGGTACGTGATATGTTTTTACTTCATATAAAGGTCTACCAAATTCATCAGTTTCGCCAGTCTCTTTAACATCCTGGTAACTACACATTAATCCAGTTAGTATAGCATCAAACTTAATTTTATCGCCTTCAGCATTAAAGTTATTAGTTCTAAATGTATAATCAACTAAGTCACCTAATATCGAAGCTGTCATAATATCATCTTCTTGTTGAGGTGTTACTCTAACTGTATTAACTACAGTTGAGTAATAACCTAACAACATTCTAGCGAATAGTTTTATAACGTTAAATGTTTCGGCTGGTTGTCCTCTGTTCGCTAAAACGTTCAGTTGAGTATCAGTATATTGTCTATTATGGTAATAGTCCATAACTTTCTTAGCTTCCTCTCTAGACTCCTCAAATGCTTCATAACCTATTTTAAAGGTATCTTTAAGAGTTTCAATATCTACTTTCATTATTTAGCCTTTTTCCAATTATTTTTATCTTTAGGGTCACCACCTAAGAACGTATAACCATTAACTACATCTCCAGCTTTAACTATTTTAGGTTGAGTAGTTTCATTCTTTACTGGTACCCATTTATTACCTTCTTTAGTATGATTAACTCCACCTATTACCTTAGTATTAGACTTAGCCTCTTTTTCACCTTTTAATGAAGAAGCCACTTCTTTCATACTATTAATTCTAGGCTTTAATGAAGCTGCATAAAATGCTGGAGCTATCTCTTTATACCCTTCATACTTAGCAACTAAATTATCTAGAGTTTCTGCCATCTTAACTCTTACAGTTTTATCGGCTCTAAACTCAGTGCCTAGCTGAGCAGTCATTCTTTCTAATTCATTTCCTGTTACTTGTGACCCCATTGCAGCTTTAATTATAGCATTCTTAATTAAGTTATAGTTTGCTGATTGAACTAGTGTCTCATCAGGTAAATCTAAACCTAATCTATCAAAGACTTGATTAAATGTAGCATCAGCTATACCTGTAGCATCTTTTAAATCTTCCACATTTAACTTAGCCGCAGCTTCTTGTAATGTAAATAACGAGTTATACTCATCAGGTTTAATATTCTTAGACTCCTCCATAGCTTGTTTATGGAACCTTAACCTATTATCACCTGTTAATTTGCTTACATCTACATCATAAATATTCTTAGCTCCAGACTCATCTAATATAGCTTGAGTTGTTTGTAAGTTATGCGCTTCAGTTTTAATAGCTGCCGGTGTATTATCAGCACCTTTAATCTTTCTTTGTATATACGCCTGAGCAGCTTCTTCACCATAGTTTTCTCTAATATACTCAGCCTCTTTTTCTAAGGCCGTTCCGCCTTTGCTTTTACTAGATTTCATAGCCATATAGTCGGCCAATGAAGCATTTGGATTATTAGCTAAATAGTTTTGCATATCCTCTAATGTTAACTGAGCTGTTTGTGTTTGAATACCAGCTTGGCTTGCTTGTTCAGTAGCTAGCATATTTTTAGCATTAACTACTTCATTAGTTACTCCATTCATAGCTTGATATGACCTAGCAATAAAGTCTCTAATAACATTAGCTTTCTCTTGTGTACCTACTCTTTTTTCTAGTCCTGTCGCACCTACAAATTCTGGTAGTGAAGCTACCGATAGTTTATTATCTAACCCTTGAACTACTGGCCATGCTTTACTTATATCCATGAGCTGAGTATCTGGAGTATTTCCAGCCTTAGCTACCTGAGCTCTTTGAGCTAACGCATTTAGTACTTCAGGATTAGCTCCAGTAGCTCTAAAAGCTTCTATATGTTTAGGATTAGTAAAGTCAGCCATCTGAACTGATTGAACACCTAGTTTATTAAACATTTGTTTTGTTCTTTCATCTGAACCTATTAGCTGATTAAGACTTTCATAGTCTTGCCCATTAATAGTATCAAGTATAGCATTAGATTGTTTAGTAGCTACTGTTTCATTCTCTAGACCTCTAACTTTTTGATTTAGCATACCTAATTCACCAAGGACTTCATCAAATACTTGTCCTTGAGCTTTATTATATTGCCCTTTAAGAGCTAAGTCAGAGCCAGGCAGATAATCAAAACTGCCTGTCTGCTCATTATATTGAAGTTGACTTACAGCTTCAGCATACTTTTGAACTCGTTGCTTATAAGCCATCTCATCATCATACTGTCCACTTGTTCTTTTGAACATCATTTCGGCAATACCAGACATTAATATCCTTTCACTTGATTTTGTACTGAGATAGGTAGTTTAGTATAATCTACCATTAAATAGTTAGACTTATGATGTCTTACTTTATCAGAATGATGTTGTAATAACTCTTGCGCTATTACTCCTCTTGCTTTACCTGAATAGTTAAATAAGTCTTTAGCTATATTATTCCATTCCCATTCATAGATATTAAAGCCTTCAATTGTATCAACTAAAGTCAAGTTATCCTTTAACCTATAATCTGACATCATACCTAGTAGGCCTCCACCTATACCCTCACCCATAGTTTGACCGAAGCTTTGGCCGAAGCTAGTCTGAAAGCCAATATTACTTTGCTCTCTTCCCCTGCCCCTTTGCATATAGTTACCAGATAAATTAGCCCCTGCCGAAGCTCTAGCATTATAAGCATCACCAGCGTTACCGGCTTGAGCCGTCATGTTACTTAGTAATGTTTGACCTTGTCCTAGACCCAGTTCTAAGAATCCCATTTGTTTCTGTGCAACTATATCACCAGCGTTAGTTTTCTCTACATCTGCTTGAGCTCTAGCCCTTGCTCTCTCTGAAGCGTAAGCATTATTAGTCAACGTTTGAGAAGCTGCTTGAATACCTGAACCTTCTATACCAGCCTGAGCCATTTGTCTTTTAGTATCTTTTTCTGCCTGAGCATACTCAGTAGCTAATGCTTGAAGTGTAAAACTTAGATTAGTATCTATTTTTAGTTTCTCTCCATCTACAGATAACCCTTTGTAATAGTCTCCAAGATTTTTCTGTAAATCACCATAAACATCTTGCCAATCAGCATATTGGTCTTTTAAAAACTGTAACTGCTCTCTTTGCATTTCAATATTAGCTTGTGTAGCTGCTATTGAACTATTAGCCATACTATCAGCTCTTTGTTCATCAGCCTTTTGACCCTTATGATTTGTAATACCTACAAAGTCAGTAACTTTACCTAAAAGTCCTCCGCCACCACCCATTATATCTCCTTTATATACTTTATTATTTGTACTTTAGCACCTAACTTAGGAGCTAAACACCTATTATCTTGTTTTCCGTATTCTGTCGTCCAGTGTGAATAACCTAGAACAGCTAACCTATCTTCAGCCGTTTTAATAAGCTTAAGCACTCTGTGTGGAATAGAATGAAATAAGCCAGATTGAAACCATATTTTATTTGTCTCATTATACCCACATATAAAGCCTACTAGCTTATCATCTTTAAAGTCACCGATAGCAAAGAACCCAGCTTTTGGCAATTGGCTAGTTAACTCTGCTACTATTGCTGGTATAGGTTTATCTTTATATATTTCTATGCTTTTAACCATCTTAATATATAACTCTACCAGTTGAAGGTACTCAGAGTCTTCAATATATCTAAGCATAAACAGTCCTTATTTTTATTAATATTATAACTAAATAAATATAAAATATAGCTTAATTTTTAATAAAACTATCTATTATTATTAAGTTTAGTAACTATCTTATTAATAGTTACTATTACCTCCGATAATGTAGCAGTAGTAGGAAGAGTATCAATTTTCTCAGTATTAGCGGGAAGATTAGCTAGTAGAGTATCTAACACTCTAGCTATATCTGTAGGTACATCTTTTCGATTATAGCCTATACGTTTTATTCTATCTGCCATTTTGTCTTCCTTCTACTTTATACTCTAGTTCAACTAATTCACCTCTACCTTCTACTTCATAAGAGAAAGTATACCCTGTTCTATCTTTACCTGGAGTACGAACCTCATGAACACCAGCCTCTAATGTTGTAGTAGTTAGAAGAACATCATCTATATATAACTTAAGTGTTAATGTTCCTAGGATACTAACATAGTAAGTTTTATATGTTTTTAATGTAGTTAAACTACCATCAGATAATTGTCCAGATTTAAAGTGTAAAGATGAATAAGAAGTCTTATCTCCTTCTAACACTTGCACAAAGCCTTTATCTATAAAGTATACCTCATCTTCATATACACAAAAAGAAGATGGATTAATATCTATATTCCTAAAAATACTTTTACCATACCTAGTATCTAAGGCCAAAGTCCTATCAACTAAAGATACGTAGTATATTTCATTATGTACACATGACGCTTTAACGTCTTTTAACTCTAAATAGCCTAGTGGTATTTGACTAACTATAGAAATAGCCCCATTAGTCGTTGCACATATTCCATCAGTAGATGCCCAAACTACAGTATTATTAATATACTGAATTGACCTATGAGCTATACAACCCTGCGAACCACTCAGTAAAGTTTTAGTTATACCTAATGAACCTCCGTAAGAAATTAGAAAAGTCTTAAACTTAGTAAAAACTAGTAAACCTAACTCTGAGTCGCTAATACCTGTAATAATGTCGTCTATTAATATGTAATTAAACTCATTCCAATAGTCAGGGAAACCTATATCTGTAAAGTATAGTTTATTCTCTTTAGCTGCAAATAGAGTATTGTCGGCTTCTGTAAGATACTGTAATCCTTCCTGAGCCGGATAATTACCTGCACTATCAAGTTTTACTCTAGTAGCATCTATATCAGCTACATTATCTGTATACTGCACATTAACAAGTGACTCATCATTAGGTAGTTCAGCCACCATAAACATGTCTAGTAGAGTTCCACCTAACCTATATATTCTTACATGGGTAACCTGAGGGTCTGTAGAGTTTAGATAATTAATAACAATAGATTTATTAGAAACTACTAACTCTTGACTATAAGGAGAGGGTATTGACTCTGTCCCATCATTAGCATTATAGTATGTATAGCAGTACTGAATAGTTCCAGTGATTACTCCGGTCGTTCCCTCCGCAATAGTAGGAGCTACATCTCTAGCCGAAATACCTAAGTTATGAAATACTTTCCCATCACTAGACTTTTGAGGTCTACCTATACCGTCTGTATAATATAGCTTTCTTGTAAGCTCTACATAATCTCTTTTATCATTAGTAAAGATTTTATTACCTTTAAAAATATATAAATTACTAAATGTAGTAGTCTCTTCAAGCTTATTAGCATACATAGCTTTAATAGTTCCTCTACCTGGGTCTATATTAGTATATATAATACCTTCGGTAGGTCCTACGTAGCCCGGGTGAACCCTAGTGGATAAACCTCCAGTAAAGTCATTTAACTGTGCCATATTTTCTCCTTAATTAAAAATAGTGTGGCCTCCTAAGAAGCCACAATACATTTAACTGTATAGTCTTAAATCTATTTGGTTACCTGTTACTTATTTGCTTCTTCATAATGAGGATAGTCTTTAAGTGTTTGCCAGTCACCACCCCATGATATCTTAATACCTAATTCTTTAGCTTTTCTTTTAACTACTTCACCAAGTTTCTTAAATGCGGCTATATCATTCCAATCTAATGGGTAAGGAACTACATCAACTGCTCTTGAAGGTAAATAATTATGGTTAGACTTTTTAGCTCTTCCGTCAATATTAGTAACTACCTTAGACTTATCTACAACTACCCATTTAAAGTTTTTATTCTCTCTACCTTTTTTAAATAGTTCAAATTGCTCTTCTGGAGACCTATGACCACAAATAACTGTACAATCTACTTCTTTAATAACTTCATTAAAAAGCTTTTGTAAGTTTGTACTAGCAGTAGAAAGATTATCTCTACTACGTTTGCTAAATTTATACATCTCAGTTTCCTTGATGTAATTCTTTTATTGCTTCTTTAAATGCATCCTCTTTAGTAGGATTCATCTTAGATTTAGCAATACCATCTATCATTACTTCAGCTATATCTGATGTAATACCATCTTTCTTATGTTCTAATAATTTATTAACCCCTATAGCTATTACTGTTTTAGTAGCCTCACTTGTTAATAGTTTTAATAGAAAGTTTAGTAATAATGTTTTCATTCTTTATCCTCCGTTTGATTTGGTATAAACTTAGAAATAACTTCTCTAAGCTTACCACCTATTATAGCTATAACTTCAAATTCTGGAAGTGCTTCGCCAACCTTAATTGCATATGTATTACTAACTATCGAATACAATTCAGATAATATAAATACCCAAAGTACCCAGCCTATATAGTCCTGTAACTCCTCTATTAAGAAGCCACCATGTGTAAAAGCTAAGCCAAATGATATTACAATTAGTAACATACCTACTTTAGATATGACACCTAGTTTCATTCTATAACTAGTTATAGGAATACGCATCCGATAACTTTTACCTAAGCCTAATGCAAAATCTACCATCATTAGGATAGATAATACCATAAAAGCTGCTGGTGAGATACTAATAGAAGATAATACTGTAGCCGCACAAAAAGATAGGCTATTTATTAGTGTCACTCCCTCTAGTTTACTCATTCCATTAAGCCCCAGTCGATCTAACTAACGCTCTAGCAGCACGTCTTCTAGCTTTAATAGCTAATATAATCTCAGGTGTTTCATCTTCCTTCAATTCATAATCAGTATTAAATTTATGCTCTGTCTTATCTAAATAATCTTTAGCTTCAAACACTTTAGCAACATCAATCTTAATACTATCTGGATAGTTATAATCAGTCTCATCAAATGCGACCACATCATAGCTATATCCATTAATAGTTTCTCCCTTATCATTGACTCTAGTAGTAGCTACTACATTTAACGATACTTGTTTACCATTTTCACTCAGTCCTAATGGCTCAGTAGTATTAAATTGCTCTCTAAAAATTTTCATCCTATTTCCTTTAAAATAATAGAAGGAATACTATGATGTACTCCATATTGTCTAATAGCTTGCTTTACCTCATTAGTAAAGTATGTCGCTATTAACCTCTTTGTATTAGCATGCCCTAGCCAGCCAAGATAGCTAACTAAGGCGCTAATAGTTCGTTTATTCCATACATTTCTTTGCATAAGTCTTATAAACCTTCGCTTCGTTGACTTACGAAGTCTTTTACCTTCTTGAGTTAGAATATAACCAAGGTAATCAGGAGACCTAATAGTTATATCAAATACTTGATAGTTAGGTTTAACTTTAAGCCCTCTGTCAGTGAGCATCTTAGTAAGTATAACTCTAACTTTATGCAAATACTCCTTAGACTCTCCTAGTATAAGTATATCATCAGCATATCTTACATAATACTTCAACCCGAGTTTCTCTTTAGCATAATGGTCAATATCACTTATACTAAAGTTACCAAATGGCTGGCTAGTAAAGTTCCCAATAGGTAAACCTTCAGTGCTATACACTATCTCTGCAATAATATTGAGCATCTTTTTATCTTTTATTATTCTTCTAAATAAAGACATTAAGTAATCATTATTAACAGAAGGATAAAACTTTGTAATATCAAGTAAAAGAGCATACTTGGCATCTTGTTTTCTTACACTTTTATAGGCATAGTCAACTGCTTTATGCACACCTTTTCCAATAATACTCTGGTAAGTATGAGCAATAAAGTGTTTATTTAAAATAGGGTTAATTACCTGTATTACTGCATGGTGAATAACCCTATCGGGAAAGAAAGCTGTTTTCTTTATTTCTCTTAATTTACCTTTATCGTGTATATACTTTATTACATAATCAGCATGTTTATACTTATTATTACTAAGCAAATCATATAAAATTTCAATATATTTATCAGGCTTTTCAGCCATTTTTTGTACTATTTTATAAGTAGATTTTCCTTTACTAGCGTTCTTTATCGCTAAGCTTAAGTTTTCTCTACTAATAAGTTTCTCAAATAAGAACCCTATTCGTTTCACGTATTGCCTTCCTACATTAGCGTCTTTCGAGCCATTTGGCCTACTAGAAGCTTGTGAGTAATGAATTTTTTCAGCAAGAGCTGCGGTAGCTTATCGGCATTATAAAGAAGGTAGGTCGACCCACGTAGTTCCAATTCGTATTAGACGCTGCATTATTCGAATTCCAAGTCACCAGGCCGCTATTCGACGGGTTATTCTGATTACCGAGTGGTCTTAATCGCCAATAAGTACCTCGGCTAGTAGAGTCTAACCGGGACTTTATTTACTCTATTATTTGGCTGCCGAGTAATTATAAGGCAGGTCGACCCACGTAGTACCAACTCGTATAAGACGCTGCATAACTCGAATACCAAAGCACC